TGGCTCTGGTATCGTAGGTGTAGCTCCTAAAGCTAAAATCCTTGCTCTGAAAGCTCTTTCAGACGATGGAACAGGTGACATGAACTGGACGATCTCAGCTATTCGTTACGCTGTAAAGCAGAAGGTACATGTGATCAATATGTCTCTAGGTGGACAGCACTCTTACTCTTTACGTAAAGCTGTTCAGGAAGCAGTAGCAGCAGGCATTACAGTTGTTGCAGCAGCCGGTAACGAAGGAGACGGGGACGAAGCTACAGAAGAACTTTCATATCCGGGAGCTTATCCAGAGGTTATCGAAGTAGGTGCTGTAGATTTCAGTGGTATGCTAGCAGAGTTCTCTAATACGAATAGTGAGGTAGATATCCTAGCTCCGGGAGTTAACATCTTCTCTACGTACCCTAATGGTAAATATGCTCGTATGGATGGAACGTCAATGGCTACACCTCATATGACGGGTGCAGTAGCCCTTTTAAAGTCCATTGCCATTGCAGACTATACCAAAGGTACCCACATTCTAGATTTAACCGTAGAGGAGCCCGTAGAGCCTCCAAAAGAGGAGCCGATACTATTACCAGAGCCAGAACCAGAACCTGATCTAGAACCAGTCCCGGTCCCAACACCTACACCTGAACTGGAACCAACACCGACTCCACCACCTGTAAAGCCAATCTCTCCATTACTGTTACTGCGCTTGATCTGGCTTATTTTGCGGAAGAAGTAATAAGTAAAATGGTAAATAATGGAAGTTATAGTTTTACCTTTTAAAAATTGGGGTACTGGGTAAGTACCCTTTTTTATTTTGTCCTGCTGGTTTTGAGTCCCACTTATATAATAACGGGGTGGGGGTAAACTAATCCTGTACAAAAGTACGGGAGGGGGTGCAGGGATGTTAGATAACACCTTTTTAGTTATCATGGTACTAGTGCTAGTGGTATACTTCGCTATTGCAGCATTATTAGTACCAGCTGCCTTATAGAGGGGAGTGACGGGAATGTATAGCTGGGTATTTGGAGTGATCGTGGTCATATTGTTACTGTGGCTAATATTAGGGCTTTAATTGTAGGGAAGGGGGCTATTATAGCCTCTTTTTTATTTACGTTTAAGATACCCTTATATTTACTAAAAAATTTTTGTGGAAAAATTCGAGCCCTAGGTAGACGGGCACTAGGGGGACCCTATCGTTTATGGTAAAAAATGGTACGGGGAGGGGTTTGTCGAAGAATGTAAAAAAAGAGGAAGCTTGTCGCCTCCTCCCTTGTCTTAGTAGAAATCCTTCTGGCTTATCCCGTTGTACTCCCAAGCGTTCATTCCATCGTATTCCATTTGAGCTTCATAATCCTCTCTAGCCGCTTCTAGTTCGTTTTGTACATCCTGTAAGCGTTCTGCTATACGCTCCGCTCTCTCTGGTGTACTAGCATGGTCTAGCTTCTCCTCTAGTCTTTCAACCTTCTCTTCTAATGCCTCTACTCGATACGCTAATTCGTTTTTCATGTGAACATCTCCCTTATTCATATTATTTGTATTGCCTTGCTATATACATATTATCTCATGTTGTTGATTTAAAGTCAACACTTATTTAAAACTTTTTCTATAAAAGAGAGGAATAAATCCTCCCTCTATTATTCCCAGCGGAAGTAGCCTCCGGCTGTTGCCTCTGCATTGCTTATAATGTATTTAGCCTGTGTGAGCTCTGCATATGCATCACCTGTGAAGTATCCAGTCTCTAGAGCGCTGTTAACGGCTCTCAGAACGTCCACCTTCTTATCCCACCAGAGTCGATGCTGCGTAGCGTCTTGGACTTCCTTGGCAGCCTCCTTTAGTTGCTTAGCTGCTTCAAGTAATTCAGTTGTCGTTTTGAACAAATCCATCAAATCCTTTCATTTGGTATAATTTTATTATAGCAGACGGTTGATTTAAAGTCAACCGCCTTTTATTATTTATTTGTAGAATATTCTTCTATCAATTAAGTATACTGTATCTGCTTCATATAGCGGCTCCAGCGTTTCCTTATCTACGAAGCTGTCAACCTTGTAAGGATTGTAGTAAGCCTCTCTAAAGCCTTCTACCGTGCTGTATTCTGGTACACCTTGGAAGACTCCGTTTACATAAGCGTGAACGTTCTTTCTCCGTTCCTCGAGGACTCTCTGTCTGCCTGCCTCACTCACTTGGAAGTGTACGTTTACAAGCTTCACTCTCCTAGTGTGAAGGACCACCAAGCCATCCTGCTTTACACTGAATAACCCTTTATGCAGATTGTAGTAAACCTTTGACTTTTGAGTACGAACCGAGCGGTTTTTGTAACCCAACATTTTATCAATCCCTTTCCTTTGGTATATCTTAATTATAGCAGGTGGTTGATTAAAAGTCAACACTATTACAAAACTTTTTTAAAGAATTTACTGAACATGTTATCAATACGCTCGAACATGCTTGCATTCTTCTTTTGGTATTTGTCAAGCTTAGCGGAATTTTTCTCCAGAGCCTTAAGGATATCAACAGCGGACGTATTATTTTGTACTCTCATTTCTATCATCTCCTTTTAGTTATGTAGCATATAATAGAAACCAATTGCTTTACATCCTATCACTACCAGCGCCAATCCTACCATAGTAGCTATGAATGTTGCTAGAATCTGAGTTTCTGATAGACCAAGCTTATTTGCTAACCAAGCCATTTAATCAAATCCTTTCTTCTAACTATATTTAGTATAGCATAGCGGTTGATTAAAAGTCAACCGCTATTATAAAATTTATTCTTCGTCTTCTTCTAGCTCTTCTACCAATTCGTCAATATATTCTTTGATAGACTCTATGATTTCGTCTATGAAATCGAATGTATTGTTATGGTCGAAGTCGTCCGCCTCATCTTCCAAGCGGCTTTCAATATCATCAATGTTTAGCTCATCTAAAATATCTTCGTCCAAGCGGTCCAAGTATGTGTTAATCTCTTCAGCCATGTAATTATATACCATGATATCTAGGTTAGTATGAAGCGCTTGGCTGTAGTACTGATAGTATCCAGCTGTAAAGATTTTAATTAAATTAACACTTCCACTTTGTACTGGTGCTAAGCCTTCGCTGATTGCGTCCTCAATGTATTCTGAGATATCATAAGCACTTTTCCAGATGTCATGATTTGAGATAGGCACCGCATGGTCAGCCGCTTCACTGATTGCGTCACATACATATGTGCTTGAACCTTGGTAATCTGAAATGAAATCTTCTAGAACGCCTTGCTCATCGTTTAATTCACCTAATAAATTTAGCTCTTTAGTTTCTAACATAATAATCAATCTCCTTTTAATTTAAGTATTTTTTTTTGTTATCTTCTAACTATCTTTATTATATCAGGTGGTTGATTAAAAGTCAACCACCTTTTAAAACTTTTTTATTCGTAGTGTGGACGCTCTCTAGTTTCACTCTCTTTAGGTTTTTCTTCTATTAAGACATGTAATTCAGCTCCACCTAAAACGCTTGAAATATCACCATGAACGATATGAGAGTGTTCTTCCTCTAAAGACTCTTTCATAAGCTCAGCCGCTTTATTTTTGACAGGGAAGACTTCTATACATTCATAGTTGTCATACCACCAGCCGCCTTCTTCATGTCCTCCAAATTCTCTAGTGACACGGTAAGCATTAACATATACAATTTGATTATCAGGAACTCCAGTCCATCCAGTGCTATTACAAGGGTCACACTTTACACTATCAGATAAAAAAGCATCTCCATCACATACATTACAAACTACGTTTAACACTAAGAACATCTCCCTTTAATATGATATTTTCCAACTACCTTAAGTATAGCATGTGGTTGATTTAAAGTCAACCACATTTTAAAACTTTTTCTTAAAAAGTATAATTTATTTCTTGAGTGACCGTTACCCAAAACATATACATTGCATAGTAACCGTCTGGATTCTCTGGAGTAATGCTAGTATGATTGCCGCTCTCATCCTCTGCTTGAGCATAATCGAAGCGGTGATTCTCACACTCATTCTCAACATGAGAGATGAAACTATTTTCTGTAACATCGAAGCGGCTTGCTGTCCATTCCGCTAACTGTTGAATTAAGTCTTTCTTATCAGTGAATGAGAATGAAAATTCGTCTAGAGAAACCACGTTAATACCACCGTGACAACCTTTATCATAGTTATCCATTTCAGCCGATTTTTCAAATGTAACCTTTGCAATTAACTTTGTCATTATAAAACATCTCCCTTTAATTTATTAAGTATTTTCTAACTATCTTTATTATAGCAGGTGGTTGATTTAAAGTCAACCACATTTTAAAACTTTTTTACAAGATTTTATATTCCCCTGTTTCCTTATCTTTGTATTCAATAGTAGTACAACCAGCGTAAGCCATAGCCCAGTCAAGCGGTCTGAATAATTGGCTCTCTGTTCCTTCGTTTACATCGATATCAGAGAAGATATAATAATAGATATTACCGTCATCATCTTTCAAACGGTAGCGGTGTTTTCCGCCTTGGTAGTCACCTTTTACAGTTCCTGCAAGGTCCTTATCCCAATCCCAGCGAGGATTAAAGATATTGTCCTTAATAATTTTCCAGCCCCATTTAACTTGTTCCATGTTCAACAGCTCCCTATTAAGTATTTTCTAACTATCTTAAGTATAGCAGGTGGTTGATTAAAAGTCAACCACCTTTTAAAACTTTTTAATAAGAATCGATAAAATCTTTTGCTTCCTGCATAGAGCCGGCATAGTGCTCTTCGTAGCGTAGACCCTTACCATATGCCCACTCTTCTTTAGTGAAGATATGTAGCTGGTCATCTTCTTTACATTCTGCAATGATAAACCCTTTATACTGTTTAACCTTTTTCATTAGTTCATCACCTCTTCAAATGAATTTACTGAAGGACGGTAAGTGAAGCGCTTATTAATTCCGTAGTGATAGCATAGACCGTTTAAAGCATCTCTATCACTGTTGCTTTCCCCGTACCATTCTAGCAGGCGGTAACCGTTTGGCATATAATTTTCAGCTTTGAAGATAAGCGTGTCATAATGGTAAACCTCGATTGTTTCATAAGCAAGCGTGTAAACCTTCACTTCCCAT